GAGCCGCCACGCCGGCAGCGTCACCGTCTGGATCGACGGGATCGCGGCCTCGGCCGCCAGCTACATCGCGATGGCGGGCGACGAGATCGTCATGCCCGAGAATGCCTTCCTGATGATCCACGATCCGTCGGGTCTGGCAATGGGCACGGCGGGTGACATGCGCGCCATGGCCGAGGCGCTTGACAAGATCGCGGGCAGCCTCGTCCGGGGATATGCCGCCAAATCCGGCAACCCCGACGACGAGATCGCAGCGCTGATGGCGGCCGAAACCTGGTTCGATGCGGGTGATGCGGTGGCGGCGGGCTTCGCGGACCGGCTGGCGGACCCTGTGAGGATGGCCGCGCGGTTCGACATCGGTCGGTTCCGCAACGCGCCGCCCGACCTCGTCGAGGCTGTCGATGCAACAGGCGCGGAGGGTGTTCAGCCCGAACTGGAGCACGTTCCCGAGGATACCAGCCAAGACACGGGCACAAAGACCGACAGTATCGTGGACGGCGATGTCGAACCTGACGACAGCACCGGCGAGGCAGACAGCGACGAAGCGCCGGTCGAGCCGGAAGGGCATGGTGTCACCGACGACTTGCCCAGCCCTTCGGATCCGATCCCGACACCGGGCCGCGCACCGCCCGATCCCGCCGCGATCCGGGCCGAAGCGATTACCCATGCGCGCGCTGTCGTCGATCTTTGCCGCCTTGCAGGCCAGCCACAGATGGCCGGGCACTTCCTCGAACAGGACGCCAGTCTCGACGATGTCCGCATGGCCCTTCTGGCGGCAAAAGCCGAGGCCGAACCCGAGATCGCCGCCCATCACCCGCAACCCGGCCGCACCACGACAGCCCGCCCATGGGGCGAGATCGTCGCCCGCACCTTCAAGCTGAAAGGATAACCACGTGACCACGCTCACCGAGACCACCCATCCCGGAGGCTTCCTCGTTTGGGAAGCCTTCCGCGATTACACCCGAGAAACCGTCATCGTCGCCAATGGTACGCTCGATCCGGGCACCGTACTGGGCAAAATCACCGCGTCTGGCAAATACGCGGCACATGATCCCGCTGCCGTCGACGGTACTGAAACCGCCGTGGCGGTGCTCTGGGGCAAGGCTGACGCCACAGGCGGCGATGTGTCCGCCGTTGCGCTGGTCCGTGGCCCCGCCATCGTCAATCGCCACGATCTCGTTTTTGTCGGCACCCTCAGCGAGGGCGAGGTCACGGCTGCCCATACCGCGCTGCTGGCGGTCGGCATCCTCGTCCGCTGATCAAACCCTCAAAGGAGGCATTCCCATGACCACCATGGATATCTTCGAAGGCGATGCCTTCACCATCATCGAACTTACTCGTGCTCTGGAAAACATCCCCTTCAAGCCCGCGATCCTGTCGGGCGCCAGCCTCTTCTCGCCGCGCGGCGTGCGCTCGCGCACCGTCGTGATCGAGAGCCGGGACGGCACGCTGTCGCTGATCCCGTTCTCTGAACGTGGCTCGGCGGCCGAGCAACAGGTGCCCGAGCGCCGCGACATGCGCGCCTTCGTCTGCCGCCAGTTCAAGAAGCAGGACGTGCTCTGGGCCTCGGAAATTCAGGGCATTCGCGACTTCGGCTCGGAAAGTGCGACCCAGCAGGTGCAAAGCGAGGTCGCCCGCAAGCTTGCCCGTTTGCGCCAGGATGCGGAGGCGACGTTCGAATATCACCTGCTGAACGGCATTCAGGGCATCGTGAAGGATCCCAAGGACAGCGCCACGGTGATCAACTACTTCACCGAGTTCGCCATCACGCCCGCCACCGAGATCGACTTCGATCTGGACAACGCGACCCCGGGCTCAGGCGCGCTGCGCAAACGCTGTCAGGCGCTGATCGAAAGCGTCGAAGATAGCATGGGCGGGCTCGCGGCCGGGGCCGTGCAGGTCCGCGCCGAATGCGGCTCGGCCTTTTTCGCTGATCTCATCGCCCACAAGGAGGTGCGCGAGACCTATCTCAACACGGCCGCCGCTGCCGATCTGCGCGGCCGGGTTGCCGACGAGGTCAGCTTTGGCGGTATTACCTTCCGTCGCTACCGAGGTGGGGCGGGCTTCGGTGTGCAGACCGACAAGGCCTACTTCTATCCCGAAGGAGTGGAGGGCCTCTTCGAGATCTACCATGCGCCCGCCGACACCTTCGAGACGGTCAATACTCTGGGACTGCCGCTCTACGCTCGCACGATCCCAGATCGGGACCGCGACGAATGGGTTCGGCTCGAGATCGAGAGCAACCCGCTGCCGATCTGCACTCGCCCACAAGTGCTGCGCAGCGCCCGGCGGACGTGATGTCTGCCTTTGCGGCCGCCGTCGACTTGCTCTTCGCCGACCCGAACATCGGGCGAGAGGCGATCTACACCTCCGATGGCGGCGCGCCCATGCTGGTGCGCGTCGTCTCGCGGCAAGCTGATGCGATCACCGACTTCGGCGACGCCCGGCTTTGGTCGGAAACGACCCGGATCGACCTGCGTATCGCTGAGGTTCCGGCCCCGCGTCCGGGCGACCGCTTGGAAATGGACGGCGAGGCCTTCCTCATTCAGGGCGAACCCGTCCGCGACCACGAGCGGCTGGTCTGGACCGTCGATCTGAGGCCCGCGTGAAGCTCAAGCTCGACATCGATCCCGACATCGTGGCCATGATGGCAGCCGAGGTCGCGGCGGGCGAACGCGCGGTGACGGCCGCCATGCGCGAGGCCGGGACCGGGCTGAAGACGGCGTGGCGCACGCAGATCACTGGCGCAGGGCTCGGGCGGCGGCTTGCCAACTCGATCCGCAACCAGAACTTCCCGAGGTCGGGCGAGAGCCTGGATGCCGCTGCGCTGGTCTGGTCCAAGGCCCGGGTCATCATTGGAGCGCATGACACCGGGCCGCTGATCCGATCGAAGGATGGGTTCTGGCTGGCGATCCCATTGCCCGCTGCGGGCAAGTCCACGCGCGGCGGGCGGATCACCCCCGGCGAATGGGAGCGACGACGCGGACTACGTCTGCGGTTCGTCTATCGCCGGACGGGCCCGAGCCTTCTGGTGGCGGAGGGGCGGCTGAGTACGAAGGGTCAGGCGGTGGTCTCCCGATCAAAGACTGGGCGCGGAAAGGTCACCGCGCCGATCTTCCTTCTGGTTCCGCAGGTGAAACTGCCGAAGCGGCTCGATCTAGCGCGGGATGCCGAGAGGGCGCTCGACAGCGTGTCGGGGCTAATCGTCGCGAATTGGATTGAACTCAGATAATGCCATACACAGCCTTCAGACCTCAACACAAATGGATCTGAAGTCCGCATGGCCTGTTTTTAGAATGGTTCCGATTTTGCAGGTGGCAGAGATTTGAGTGATGCGTCAATGTGATCAACAACACGTTCCGCCAGAGCCAAAGCGTCCCTTAAATAAGCCTTGTCAAATACATCAAGGATTTTGTCGTCTTTGGTCTTGCCATTTCGGTGAACGCAATCGTGGCGCAGCGAGGCGTAATCTCGAAGTGCCTGCATATCGCCTTCAGTTCCTGTAAGGGAAAATCCAAATGCCATTGCGTACCAAAGCGCCACCCCCTCAGCTTTGGACTTCCCTTTGCTGTCAACCTTGCCGCTACCAAATTGGTGATAGAGTCTCGATTTTAAGTTGTGCTCTACAGCCTTCTTGACGTGATCAGGGTCCCGCAATATCGCTGAAGCACTAAATGCTGTCTGTACAATGGAGCCATCACGTTCTGCGAAATTCGCAAGTAAGTCAGGCCGTTGGCGAAGACCTAAAATGAGCGTATCGCAAAAATACGCTTCCAGAAAAGTCAGAATCTGTGCGAAGATCATCCGGTTCATCAGACTCGAGCCATCGCTTTGCGCCTGGTTTTCAATCAATGCTCTGAGTTCCGCGATATTTGCTTTGAAGACGATTGCAGGATCATCAGGGATTTCCCAATCTTCATCCCAATCTTCTGGGGGGCGATCATATCCGGGTGGGTCACAGGACACTTCGGTTTCTGGGTATTCCCTTAACGTGATGTCACAGTGCGCCGGGCCTGCCCACACATCGCCTTCGAAATGCTGCCCGCAGCTATCACAAGAAAACTCAACTTCCCCTTCGGAGACCATCTCGCTTGATTTTTCTCCGGCATAGTTGGGCTCAGGCACGTCGACTTCTAGGCGCACTTCGCGTGCACAATTCGGACAGATGAAAAAGATTTCCGACACCCATCGTTGAGCGTTTCTCATTAGCTCATCATGGTAATATTCTTTCACAAGGCCCAAAGCTATCATCCCCATAGCGTTTCATCCGAACATCAACTTATCGGTGAGCTCTAGCAATTGCTATGCTGATCCAGAACGCCAACCAGGTCGGCGGACGCCGAGAACGACATACAAGAACCTCGCGAGCCTCAATCCAATGTCCGCTCTCCGTGGTTCACTGATCGAAACACCGTCGACGTTGATCGGCGGAATCTAGGAATTTCTGGTGCCCACACCCCGAGAAACCATACTCGCCGCGCTGCACGCGCGGCTTTCGGCGCTGCCCGCCACGGCCCTGCGAGGTGAGGTGCTGCCCGAGCGTGTCCCGGCCGATGGGCTGCTGATCCTGCGCGACGGCGAGCCGGGGGAGCCTGAGGTGACTTTGTCGCCCCTGCGCTACCACTACCAGCACCGCGCCGAGATCGAGGCGGTGGTCCAAGGCTCGGCGCGTGACGCTGCGTTCGATACCCTGACCACCAGCATCGGTGCGGCAATTGCTGGCGACCGCACTCTGGGCGGCCTCTGCGACTGGGTCGAGGCGGAAGCACCGCGCCCGGTCGATCTGCCCGTTGAGTGTGCGGCCAGCCTGAAGGCGGCCGTGATCCCGGTGGTGCTGCATTATACAACGGCCGATCCGCTCGGCTGACCCCGACAATTCAAGGAGAACACGATGGCACGAGCCCAAGGGGCGCGGGCGCAGATGGCGCTGGCGTTCGAGACAACCTATGGAACGCCGCCGGTGGGTGGTTTTACGAAGATGCCTTTCGCCAGCACGTCGCTCGGCGCGGAGCAGCCGCTGCTGAACTCGGAACTGCTGGGCTACGGCCGCGATCCGCTGGCACCAATCAAGGACGCGGTGACCGCCGATGGCGATGTTGTGGTGCCGCTGGACGCCGAGGCCTTCGGGTTCTGGCTGAAGGCTGCCTTTGGCGACCCAACCACGACCGGCACCGGCCCCTGGACGCATGTGTTTCAGTCAGGAAGCTGGACGCTGCCGTCAATGTCGATCGAGACCGGTATGCCCGAGGTGCCGCGATTTGCGATGTATTCGGGCTGCGTGCTCGACCAGATCAACTGGCAAATGCAGCGCTCTGGTCTGCTGACCGCAACGGCGCGACTGGTGGCGCAGGGCGAGACGGTGGGCACAACGACAAGTGCAGGCACGCCTGCGGCCCTCGAATTGCAGCGCTTCGGCCATTTCAACGGTGCAATCACCCGGAACGGATCTGCCCTCGGCAACGTGGTCTCGGCCGACATCACCTATGCCAACAACCTCGACCGGATCGAAACCATCCGTTCGGATGGCCGCATTGATGGAGCAGACCCGTCTATTGCCGCGCTGACCGGCTCCATCGAGGTCCGCTTCGCCGATCAGACGCTGGTGACACAGGCGATCAACGGGGACCCTTGCGAGCTCGAATTCGCCTATGTGTTGCCGTCTGGCGAGAGCTTCACCTTCACCGTGCACGCGGTCTATCTGCCACGCCCCCGGATCGAGATTTCGGGACCGCAGGGCGTGCAGGCCACTTTCGACTGGCAGGCCGCCCGCGACGGCACGGTTGGCCGGATGTGCACCGCAACCCTCGTGAACGATGTGGAGATTTATTGATGCTCACTCTCGACCTTACAAACACGCCGCGCTGGCATGACCTTGCGCCCAGTTTGCGGGTGCAACTCCGCCCGCTGACCACGGCGCTGATGGTTGCGACACGAAGCGATCCGGCCGTCGAGGCGGTTCCTGAGGATGCTTCCGACGTGAGAACGGCGGTGCAAAACTCGGCCACGGTAGCGGCGGGATAGTCCTGCTGCGGGCGGTGTAAAAACCGGCCATTTTGCTCTTCTTGTGACGGCAAGAGGGGCGTGGAGATGCATACCGTGGA